TGGCAAGTTTGTAGTACCTAAAATACTGGTTACCGATAGCGCCATAAGCAGAGTTAAGAGAGATCTTCTTAGCCATCTGGATATTATTGCACCTTGCAATCTCTTTCTCCAGTGTTTTGGTAGGTGTTTTTTCATATGCTTGTTTTGCTTGGAGCATTCTCTTCTTGAAGATAACCCTCTCTGCATACATCTTCTCCATCAGTTCAGGGAGAAATCCCTTCACATCCTTCCTATACATTGCACCATTGGCACAAACTGCATAGTCTTTATATAATTCAAAACTTATCTCTTCCTTAAGTATTCTATCAACTGTAGCTGAGGGATGCTTTTCTTCAACCAGTGTTTCTGGTGAGATATTGTACTGCATAATAAGGTGAGGATACAGACTATTAAGGTCAAAACTAACAACCCAATCATACTTTCCTGGTTTCGGTTCTTTGACATATGCGCCAGCAAACTTGGAATCCTTATCTGATCTGTCCTTAGGAGGGATAACAATATTCCTCCTCTTTAAATAGTTATAAATTATTGTATCCCACATCCTGACCTGGTACATCACATCAACATAGTTGACCTTTGCTGTGTATGCCATAGTCAAGGCAAGTTCAATCAGTTTCATCTTGTCTTCCAAACGGTCAACAAGTTCCACGTCAATGATGTTGTAATCTACAAACTTCTTCCAGTTACCTCTATAAAAATCTTTGAAGGTATTGAACTCACTATGATCAAGTTTCTTCTGACCCAACTCTACCTGGGCTATGTAGTCCAGTCTGTAAGACTCCTGAGCTTTGTAAGTGAACTTCTTATAAAGTTCAAGATAGTCCAATGTCGTAAGTCCAGCAATATCATAAACATTGAATTTTCTGCCAGAAATGTAAGCTTCATCCTGAGAAACTAGTCCCCAAGGTGACAGAAGTTTCATCTTCTTCTCACCCATAATCCTGCTGATTCTTCCACACAGGTATGGAATATCATACAACCTCACATTCCACCCTGTGATGACATCAGGGGTATTATTTGACCACCAATACAGGAATGCATTGAGCATTGCCACTTCATCTTCATGGTGGTGATAAGTTACATTCTTCTGTGAGGGAGTGTATGGTTTCCTCCCCCATGTAATAATCTGCTTTGTAGCATTATCCTGAATAGAGATAGTCAGCATCTCCTCAGAACAAGACTCAGGGTCAGGGAATCCTTCTTCTGCCTGAACCTCAATATCCATTGTTACCAGAGAGATCTTTGAGATATCAAACTTGATCTCTTCCTCTGGATACTTGTCTGAAATATATTGATATACATATCTTTCATTGCCATAGATGGGGAACCCATCTACACCATCATACTTCTTATAAAACTCCCTACAGTCCCTGATAGTTCCAGGTTGGATGGGTTCTACATTATCACCCTCTAGTGTCTTCCACTTTGATTCTTTCTTGGACTTGACATATAGAGTTGGTTGGTACTCTTCCTTGTAGATCTTCTTCTGTCCATCTTCATAACCACGAACAAGAAAGTTGTTGCCAACCATCTGCACGTTTGTGTAGAACCTCATTCCTTCACCAGACTCTTGTACCTCTCCTCCAGTTTACTATTGGGTTGGGCAATAGTCAAGATCTTGTCTGAGTGAATCATGAAGGTGTTCTGTGATGTTACACCTACCAACCAGGGAGACAGGGTGTCCTGCTCACCAATGACCATAGGTTCAGTCAATTTACAATCAGGTGTTCCTAAATCACCAGATACTTCCTCAATCTGTGTGAGAAGCATAATATTATCAAGAACCAATACCTTAAGATTTTCCATAATAACTCCTAAAAAAATAGGGAGATTCCCTGGATTTTGCCAGAGTCCTCCCTGCGACGACGATATTCAGTTGTATTTAGACCTCTTGAACTGGTGGGTTAGTGTACTGTACAACGTATGCCACTGTAAAAACAGGAACTAAGATGATACCCCATGCATAAAGAAATGCTAGGGCAGATGACTTGATATCTTCAATCATGATTTGGGGGTGAGTGACCAAGCTCCAAATGCTGCGCCAGCACAGGTGCCAAGAATTGCTGCGAGTGCAAAGATTTCCATTATAGTGTTGTAAATGAATAGGTATTTATACTGGGAGTTACATGCAGTTTATGTAAATATACCTTGAAAGAACCCACCCATAAAAAGAGTGATGATGGTTCCTATAGCAAAGGTAGTTGATGTAAAATTCATGAACTTCTAGATATGTACAAAAATATTTAGAAAAAGTGTATCACAGTGATACACTTTTGTATCAACCACAGCAAAAATTTGTCAGGATATCAGAGCCAACTTTTCTTTGTATGATGCTCAGGAACAACTTTACCAAGGATGACAGTCAAAAGCCCATCTTCAAAAGTAACTGATCTAACTTCCGTGTCATCTGAGATTGTCCAGGAACGATTAAAACTGCGTTGAGCCAAACCCTGGTGGATGACGTGAGTGTTTTCATCCTTTTCTTTCGTATCCTTCTTGCCCTCAATAAAGAGCTTCCCGTATTCCGTGTAAACACTAACTTCTTCCTTTTTAAACCCTGCAAGTGCTACCTCAAGATGTGATTCAGTATTACTAAGTTGGACAAGGTTGTATGGAGGATAGTTAGATGCTTGTGCTTTGAAAATCTTATCAAAGTAATCATCCATTCCAATGCTGTGCCTATTGATCCTGTCCATCAATTGAGACAGATCTGCGGCATTATACTTCATAAGGTTACCCATTTGAAAAACTCCTTTTCTAGCAAGTTTAGTTGTGTGGACCCGTTAGGCATCCAATACTAATTATAACACTTTCTAGAAAAAATGGAGTGTGGTTAACCCTCCTCCTGTTGTTGTTTACCTTTTTTACCAATATTATACTTTTGTTCTAAAGTCCACTCATTCTTATCTCTGTAAGGAAGGACTTTAATCTGATTAAGGGGTGCAATATCCATAATTGAATCTTCTTTCACCACTGAAATGAGACCCCAATCAGCAAGCAAGCGAGTAATACGATTCCTACGCTGAACATCATTAATAGTAAGGTTAGCGTATTTACCATCAAGAGCAAATAACTCCTTAAAATGCACTATGTAATATTTACCCTGCTTGTGCAAAATATGACAGGATTGGTAAAGTTTCTTCTCCTTACGTGAAGCAACTCCAATTCTAGTCAGTGTTTCCCTTACCTTTAGGAAGTCATCTGGTTCATTGAGGACAATTTCAATCATTTTGTCCTGTGACCAATGAACCTGGGGTTCAGCAGTTTGAGTCATCTTTTGCCACCAGTGTCAAGTTTTTGTTTAATGTAGTCCAATTGTTCTTTTGATAAGATTTTCAGTGCTTGAGATGCTTTCTCATTATTATAACCATAATAAGACTTGACAAACTCTAGATCTGAGACCTTTTCTTTGCGGACCCAAGGAGAGAATCTTTTCCTCTTTCTCAGAATATTTATATAAAAGTTAAACTGCATATCTTTATCAAGGAAATGATACCTGTTCATTTCATTAGCAAAGAGTACACAATCAAGATGACCAGACAAACATCTGTTCACAATGTATGGTGGATATTCTTTGATATGTTCAGTCAGGTCTTCCTTGGTAAAGTTGACTGAATTCAACCAATCTTTCAATTCCATGTATCTTTACCAACAATACGTTCCATAATCAACTCTTTCATAAAAATCATCACCCAGACAATAATCAATCTGTTTCTTATTATAAACTCCAAGTGGTGTTTCTACCAATTCAAAGTAATGCTGATCAAATTCTACATCATGATAGTGAGACCAATTCCTTTGGAAGTTAGACTTAAGGAATCTGGCATTAGCAGTTCTACCATCAACTACAACAAGAGTACCAGGCAATAAGAAATGCTCAATTGCAAGAATATCAGCAGACATAGGCAGTCTGTCAGGATGGTTTGTAGTGACTCCTCTTACATCACCAACAGGTGAGAATTGATCTGGTCCATCCAAGTAAATTAGGTCAGGACAAATGTTAGGGAGATTTTCAAAATATGTACAAACTCTTCCATTAAAGGTGGAAACAGAGCAAGGAGAATAGTGGTAATTAATATGACTTGTTTCTGCAGTATTCTTGCAAACTTCAATCCATTCTTTATTGTTGTCTACAGAGAAACATTGAAATGGATTACTTCTCCTCAAATTATCTTCAACAAAAGAAGAACATCTCTGCTTGTTTAGATTTAGTGCATGGTCAAATACAATTGAACTTTTACCTACACCAAACTCTAAGATAGTGGTTACATTTCTAGAGGTAACTAGATGATGCAATCTAACCAAATCATCAAGTTCTGGAGCAAATGCTTCTTTCAGATTAGGATCAACAGAGCGAAAAGGTGAGTGTTCTAACTTAGTTTGAACTTCACCATATTCATTTAGATCAATACCTAACAATTCATGGATAGGATTTTTCTGAAGGTAGTCTTCATATGAATCAAGATTTGCAAAAAAGTTCATTAGTCTCCAAAGATTTTTTATAATTCAAAAGCAAAAGTTCTTTCCTATCTTTCTGCTCACGCATGTATTTACCAACAGATCTCAATGTATAGGTATGCTCAAACTCAGCAGTGCTCCAATTATCAAACCTGTTTTTTACCAATTGATCAGAGTTGTATGAGATGAGCATATCCATACTACAATCAGTGCAATCAAGGGCAAATTGGTCATGATCAAATCCCTTGTGCATATTCCCTTTTTTTCCATAAAGACTGTCCTTAATAGCATATGGTGGATCAAGATAGATGAATGCTTTCCTTTCAGATGATTCATCTAGAAGTTCATCATAGGAAAGATTTGTAATCTGCCAACCAGTGATAATCTTTTGAAACTCTGGAAGTCTTTCAATCCCTCTCATAGTAAAGTTGTTCTGAGATGCCATCTTAGAAAAAGATGATGACTCAGTAAGACCTGAGAATGAACACTTGTTCACAACATAGAAAGCACATGCTTTATCAAAATCAGACTTACTGTCATCATTAAGATGTTGCTTACATGAGTTGAAAAGCATCTTGCTTTTGTCAACTGTGTCATGAAATCTTTTAATGGTAGAAAGAAAATTACACATCTCCTTACCATTCTCTTGCAATTGCTGCCAGAAGATAAAGAGAGGTGTGTAAAGATCATTGACCCAGATGTCTAGATGAGGGTACATCTTAGACACCTGAATTGCTACAGAAGCACCCCCAAGAAATGGTTCACGATATTCTTTAAATCCTGTCAGATCAGGGATATGAGGAACAATTTTTGTAAGGGCACGTGACTTGCCACCAGGATAACGAAGAGGAGTTTTCAAAGATTTCATAATTTATTAGTAAAGATGAATTTCCCAAGAGGGTCCAGGATACCAAAGATCATCATAATACCTGTGAGGATAAACTCTATGCATAAACCATTTACCATGGTGTCCTGCATCTTTACCCCAGTGAGAGTGCTTATGCCAGTGACATATGTCTGTCTTGGCATGACAATGGTAATGTTTGTGGATACCAGTGCTAGGTATGTGATGATGATGATTTCTCTTGCCTAGTGCTGGACCATGTGCCAGGGCAGGAGAGGCAACCAGAAGGGCACTAGCTGCTGCCAGAAGGTACTTCATTTAGTTTCTCCAATACTTGATAAACAGAGTTAGACATTGTTCTGAATCCAGATCCAACATAGATCTGACCTGCCACAACTGATACTGTAGCAATTCCCCAAAAAATATAATACCACCTTGACTTAACTTGGTGTCTTAGTTTCTTCTTCATAAGTAATCACAATGCGTTTCTTAACTTCACCCCTAGAGTTAACAACAGTAACATAGTCAACCTCTCCATTTAGAAGTTTACAAATGTTTTCTACTTGTTGCTTTGCAAGGATTCTATTTGTTGCTTCTCTCCATGTTTCTGTCATTTGAATTCACACTCCACCATAATTTCTGTCAGGCAGGCAAGCATATTTATTTCTTGGTCTGCGACAAAGCTGCTCTGATACTGATACTTAGCAATGATGAGCACAGCAGCAGCAACACCAGCACCTTCAAGGGATGTATAGCAAGCATCATACACACTGCGCAGAAGAACAGTAGGATCATTGTCGAGATTGTCAACAACCCACTTACGGACCTTGGGAAAGTCTTTAGTCTTGAGACACTTGAAGAGATCATCAGTTTTAACATTGGAAAATGATGCAAGAATACCAGAGTCAATGTTGCCACTAGAGGCATACCTTTGACATTCATTCAGCACTCTACGCCAATCAGGAAAGTGCTTATTGATTAGTTCTGCAAGAACTCTTGGGTCATATCTAATACTTTCCTGATCCAAGATTTCTTGGAGACGTTTGAAGAAGTTTCCAGCGAGTAATTGCTTTTCTTTTCCTTTGAGGGCAAAGTCAACGACTGAGCACCTGCTGTGAAGGGGTTGAATGATTTTGTTTTTGTAGTTGCAGGTGAAGATGAACCTGCAGTTTCCAATAAACTCCTCTGTAAACGCCCTAAGGCAGAGTTGAACATCTGGGGTTGTGTTATCTGCCTCATCAATAATGATGACTTTATGTTTGGCAGAAGAAGATAGCGATACAGTTGAAGCGAAGTTCTTGGCATTGTTACGTACAGTGTCTAGGAATCTACCCTCATCAGAACCATTGATGACATAGTAATCTGAACCCAGTTGCTCACAAAGTGCTTTTGCAACTGTGGTCTTACCACATCCTGGTGGTCCAGAGAGAAGAAGGTTAGGAACCTCCCCCTTATCTAGGAAGTCAAGGAATGTTTTTTTAATATTGTCAGGAAGAATACACTCTTCAATCTTCTTGGGGCGATACTTCTCAACCCAAATAAATTCACTACGACTCATTTTTCTCCTGTTTTTTCAACCATTCAATAAATTTCTTCTTGCCCTCTACAACTTTAGACCAGGGAGCATAAAGAGGACCATCATAATCTTTTTTCATAACAATTTACTTCCACCAATAAACAAAAGAAATGTAAGCATAACAACTACATCCCATGATTTTGTCCTGATGAAGTAAGGAACAGAGATTAAATCTGCTAGAAAATGCAGACATACACCCACTGTAACATTAACATGTAAAACAATAAAATAGGCAGTAATGACACCAATACTGCCTACTATTCTCATAGGTATATCAACCGAAGGTTGAGTCAGGTTCCAGAGCAATGAAGTATGTGACATCAATGTTCTGATTGGTGAATTTAGAAAGAAGTTTTTGAGAGACAACAACATCATAAGATCCAGGAACAATTTTCAAATTTTCTTCCTTGAAGTTAAAGACAAACTCTTGATCTGTCTCACCAACAATAATAGAGAAGTCATTAGAAGTGTCATTCTTCTTATCACGCGCAACCAGTTTGATTACACCTGCTTCACCAACAGCAGAAATATCAGGCAGTTGATAGATAGATGCTGCCTTCTTCAGTTTTTCTAGTTGCTGACTAGTAAGAACAAAACAAACATCTTCAGTAGGGAGATTGATTGCTTTCTCAGGAGGAGCAACAATGACAGTGGGATCAGCAAAGAAATACTTAGAACGCATCTTGCCTTCCCTAATCATAACAAAGTCATTGCTCTTGAAGTCAAGTTCAGGACTTGCATGGAGTGACAGACCATTCAAGAACTGGTTCAAATCATAGATGCCAAAGTCTTTGGGAAATGATTCTTCAATAGTTGCCTCAGCAAGAATGTTCTTCATCACTGAGATAGAACGCAGTTTATTACCCTCCTTAAACAAAATAGACTGATTGATAGAAGAGAAGTTCTTCAGCAGATTGACAGTAGTTTCAGACAGTTTCATAAGGTTACGGAGTTTCATCACTGAGGGTAAGTTTCATTTTGTGCATTTTTGTCATTGAAATGCATCAGAAGTACAGCATAATGCAAGATCTTCATAATGTCACGACGTGCAGTGCCTTTCTTATCATAGCGAGAGGCATACTTTAGAATGTTGG